CTGCAACATGACTACATCTTTTCTGGGAACCGCTTCTAGAGCACCTGTTTTTGTTTCAGGTGTTAGTTTCAGTCCAAAAGATGCATAGATCGCAACAACTTTCTCTGGTGGCCACATGTGTCCACAGCCTGTTCTGGTGGCGGGAAGATTGTCATCTCCCAAAGCTGAAAAGACCATGCATTCATCAAAATTTTCATTCGGATTCAGTATGGTAAACACAGCCCGCGCCACGAAAGCATTTTTGTTGGCTACTAAGATTGACGTGAGGAAAGTTCCAGAGTGCAGAGTAGCGTGACTAGTACCAATCACTCCGTCAAAATTGACAGCTTTGTGGCTGGTTTCGTACACAAGAGCATACACTAATTTTGCCTGTACTTCATCATACCCTAGCAACTTTCTTGCGACTTCAGCATAGAGACGGGCGCATCTTTCAGCGCATTCATCTTCTTGCCAATGGTCAAATTTCGAATAATCACCAGGGACGAAAGAATCACAATCATCATATCTTTGTGCATACTTCTCCCACTCATTTCCGGCGGGATCAATTCCAAGACAGTGTTCACACACATCAGGGTTGTCCAAGATGAGAGCAACAACAGGTCCTACAAAAGTAGCGTTCAAAAGATAGAACACCCAAGAATCTGACATGAAACCTCTGGGAAGTGCTGCTTGAATTTCTGCCAAGAATTTCCCGAGCCCTAAAGGTTCGTCTTTCATCGTGAGTTGTCCCACTGTTCCTGTAACGTAACCATTAAGTAGTCTCATTAAGATATTACACAGGTCCGTCATGGCTTCAGGAGTGAGTTCAGCGACGTCAGATTCATCAATTTCAAGGATGTTTTTCTTCTTTGACCAAAGAGGGTATCCTCCTCCTGTTTGCCTTTTCATCCCATGGAATAGACGATGTCCTTTGATTCCATTGATTGCTTGTGCAATTGAGAGAGGTCCCTTTATCATATCATCTTGAACCACCATTTCATTTACCCATCTGTTGGTCATCTCGATTTCAACTTTTTGAGCAACTTCAATAGGGATAACTCCGAATTGGGAGTTTCCACTAATAGCCATTGCTCTTTGTACGATTTTCGGTTTCTTGAAATCTGGAGTTACAAATTTGAGAGTTGGGTCTATGTTCAAGGCCTTACTTACTTCGGGCCAATAGGGATTCAACGTGAAGGATGATTTGGTGTTGCCAATTCTTGTGGTCCCGGCATCAATTTCAATGATGGGAGTTCCAGTAAGCCAGTTCAAAACTGACTTGTCTGAAATTTCAGCTATCCTAGAGGGAGCTGATTCCCAATCTTGTTTTGCCGGAGCATGTTCAGGAGGCAAGTGGTCCAGTCTGGAGTGCAAAGTGTCAATGTTGTCGCGAGAAAGTCTCACGTGCCAATGTCTGTTGTCTCCGTTGCCAGCATTGTGATGTCCTACGAGCGAAAGATTTGTAAGATCAATTACTGGTGTTCCACAGAGTCCAGGCTTGGTGGTAGAAAAAGAACTAGTAGCAGTGCCACATTTTATTCTATGAGTTTCCACATCCACATCAAACTCTCCACCATCTATCAAGAGGGGAATGGACTCAAACTCTTGTATCGAAAGACCATCGGACGATTTAGTCCCGTGAGACTGTACCATCCACTTAGCAATGTCATCCATAGGAGGCAAACCAGAAGTGCATCTTACTGCTATCCAATCTTTTTCTTGTGATAACTCGCTAAAGTTTAGTTTTTCGATTTGTAGAGTTCTTGTGACCATTGTTCCCCATTTTCTTGCTGTGAAAGTAGAAGGGAGCTTGGTGAAAACGTGCCTGTTCATCATCAGAACGCCTGATCTAGTCTGAACAATGTGAGCAATCCCTTTACCAGTACCATCCATGACTTCCCACATTCTTTTTCTGATGTGTTTTTCCAGAGATTCTAGGGTAGCTCCTTGGCCTGATTGAGAGCCTTGATGGCTGATATATTCAGGTTTTACCCAGGGAGCAAGGGGTGCTTTTTCAACGAACTCTTTAACCACTCTTTTGTACACGTCAGACGCGTTTTTATCAGGTGGATGTTCGCAGCATTTTTCAGTAGGAGGTTGTACCTCTTCCAGATCATCTTGAGGGTTTGATTCTAGTTGTGCTTTGTATGTTTTCTTCAATCTTTTGAGAGCAAAAAGAGCTACAGATGTACTCACTCCTCCAATAATGAAGGAGCGAGACTCACGAGAGAAAACACCATTGGCGATTCCTCTGTAAGCCCTTTGCGTCAATCTTGCCAAATGCATGTAAGGCAGAACCAGAGCCATGTGACCCCCAGCAGCTGCAACAGCGAGGCACACCACACAATACCAATCAAGTCGGCCGTGGAGGAGTACCAAAATGGCAGCGGCAGCACCAGCGTACATAGTCTCATAACAAAAGCATAAAGACCAACTGGTGAGATGGACTAGGTAAGATCTTTCGATAAACCTAACATACCTCAAACTGACGTGAGCTCCAGTGATAGCACCTCCAACAGCCCCGAAGACAGCAATCCCCTCTTCGTTAGCACCAACAGGTGGTGATGGACATAAGGGACAGTCAACTTGGTATTTGAAATGTTCACACATAGGCTGTTCAGTAGTAGCTCGATTGAACTTAGCTAGGGAAGCGTTGAATTCGACTTCGGCTAAAGAGACAAAGTCAGCTACAAACTCATCCCAACTGAGCTCAGGGCCCATTGGAATTTTGACAACCGTTTTATTGGCGTGAATTTCAAATCTGTG